ATATAATGGATTTTTAATTAATTAACTGAAAATTTACACAAAATTAAACTAATTTAATTCTATTTTCCTATTACTTACAGAGTTTGACAGGAAACTATGCCCAATTTTATACTGATACCCACATCACAGGAAATAAATGGGGGTATAGTTATGAAAGAAAATATTAAGAACTATCAAGTACTAGTTGACGAATCTATTAGAAGTGTTGGAGGATATTGGCGTTCAATTTCCGCCTTAGCTAGGCTGGCCGAGGAAATAGGAGAACTTGGCGAGTTATTATTGGAAAAAGAACTTGATTACGAAGAAGTTTCTGCAGAGATGGGGGACATTTTTGTTATCTCTACTTGTATAGCTAACCAGTACTTATCTGAACTCGATAAAGAATACAAAAATTTAGGTTATAAACCCACTATTGAATCACTAAACGAGATTAACATCTTTAAAGATGTCCCAACTGCCTTTTTTAATCTATCAAAATATTCAGGTAGAATAGCACGCATAATTAATCATTATGAAGGTGATAAAGTAAAAAAACCTTCAGAGATTGATAGATCCATAGGTAGTGAAGTATCAAAATTACATATAAATCTGATAGCCCTAGCAAACTTACTAGGAATTGAGATCTTTGTACATATTAAGGAAGTATTGAGTAACAGCATAAAACGGGATAAAGACCGATTCTCAATCTCTCATGATCCAATCACAGAAATCTCACTAGATAGATTTAAGTCTACAGTAGATAATACGCACTGTATCTTTTCAAACACAGCAAAGATTTGGGGAAGTTATGAGTGGGATAGTAACCTTAGCCTTGAAGAGAATATTGATAACAGCTTACCTTCACTAACGCGATTCTCTAAATGTGCTGATACTGAAGGACTTGATGGTTATGTAATAGATATTAACGAGAAACGATTCACTGAGAATATTGAAGGGCTAGGGGAGGCACTCTTGAGAACCTTAACACACATTTCGAAAAATGATCCGAAGAATGCAAACTCCATGGGTGTCGACCTCCACGATCCTAATTGGCAGTTTTCGTATCATGGGGTTAGATACTTCATCACTACGTTCTCCCCTATCTATGAGAAGAATCATCCTAGACACACACCGTTTGACGACTCTGTATTTATTTTTTTGCAACCTGAATTTTCGTTTGATCATCATGGTATCCACTCTGGAAACGAGAAACGCGAAGACGTTAAAGAAGCAATAAGAACCGTGTTTAAGAAAAATGGATGTCCTTATAGTGTGGATTTAGTAAAGCAACCAATAGAAGCATTTAAGTATCTAAAACCAGAAACTATTGATGGAGAGCCTATTACATGGTGGAACCGGTGAGAGATAGACTGAGGATGAACCATACTAAAGCTATTTTTCTGGCAATCTTCGTTACCTTTTTATGGTCAACTTCTTGGGTTTTTATAAAGTACGGGTTGGAGGAAATTCCTCCAATCCTTTATGCAGGGCTTAGATACGGAATAGCTGCAATCTGCCTATTACCCTTCTTATTAATTCGGAAGAACCTTAAATCACTGAAGCAACTTAAGATCAAAGATTTTATTCTTATAGCTATTCTGGGTGTTTTTCACTACACACTCACTCAGGGCGCTCAATTTGTGGCTTTAAAATACTTACCTGCCTCAACAGTTACTTTAATGTTAAACTTCACTACAGTTTTAGTTGCGCTTTTTAGCATCTCATTTCTAAATGAGAAATTAAATTCCATTAAATGGGTTGGGATAGGCATTAACGTTGCTGGTATAGTTATTTTCTTTGCTGCAAATAATGAATTTAACGCTCAACTTATAGGGATATTTATTGCAGCCTTCGGGGTTCTTTTCAACGCTATATCTAGTATCTTAGGTAGGAGTATTAACAGAAAAAAGAATTCTCCACCAGTCGTAATTACATGTCTGAGCATGATAGTTGGATCTATTCTTCTATTTGTTACCAGCTATATAAGAGGTGAGCAGTTACCTTCTCTAGGTATGAGCGAATGGTCAATAATTGTATGGTTGGCTGTTATTAACACTGCCTTAGCATTTACTTTATGGAATATTTCGTTGAGGGAGTTAACAGCAGCAGAATCAAGTATTACTACTAATACAATGCCAATACAGATAACGATTATGGTATCTATTTTCTATGGAGAGAGTATATCTCCAATTGAGATTGTTGGTATACTTATAACCTGCCTTGGTACGTTTCTTGTTCAGTTTAATTTTAAAAGCAAAACTAAAAAGTCCAAACAAGTTATTCCTTTATCCAACGAAAAGAGGAAAGTGCTATGAAGCCTTTTATACTTGGAATAAGCGGAGGTAGTTGTTCTGGTAAGACTCAACTGTCAGATAGCCTTCAAATGAAATTAGGTAAGGATAATGTTCTAATTATTTCTCAAGACAATTATTACATTGAGCCTAATGTTTCAAAGCTACATGAATACAATTTTGACACACCACAAGCATTGGATCTTAGGTTACTTTATGAAAACCTTAAAGAGTTAAGTGAGGGAAAGAGTAGTAGAATACCTAGATACGATTTTGTGACTAGTACTCGAGAGGGCTATACCGAAGTACGACCCACTCCAATAATAATAGTAGAAGGAATACTATTATTCCATGATCAAAAAATACAAGACTTATGTAATTTGAAACTATATTTGGATGCGGATGCAGATACAAGACTGGTACGTAGAATATTAAGAGATACATCAGAAAGAAATCGAACACTTGATAGTATTCTTTTGCAATATGAGAGGTCCGTGAAAAAAATGCACAATACATTTGTTGAACCACTTAAGGATTCAACGGATATTGTAATTAATAGTAAAAGTGGTAGTCTTCAATTTTTTGTGGATATGATCAGCATGTATTTTAGACAAACACTAAATTTAAAAAACTTAGAAGGAATATCTTAGTTTTACTAATCCGAATAAGGATTAACATAGTCTTAACACACATTTTTCTGTCTTTTCTTCGATTATAGAGGTAAAAGGAGGAGATATTATGCCAACACTTATCAAAATTGAATTGTATGGAGAGTATGTAAAAGCAAGGAATGAGGTTTCAAAGGAACGGCTGCTGGAGTTGATTGATTCTGAAGAGGATGACATTCAATTCCCTGAGCTGACGCCAAAGCATCCGTTGTTTAGGAAGTTTACGCCAGGAGAAATATTTTCTTTGAAGACTTGTTTAGAAAAGATATGGTGACTGTGCATTGTGGTTTCGATTATCCTTTACTGCCACAGTAAAAAGATGCCCCTCCAGTTAAGAGGGGTTATTTCTATTTAATATTTGATCATAAAAATACTTCTTTATTTTCTCCATGAAAATTTGTAATATAATAGAAAAGGAGAGGGTAATATGTATTATGTGGATGAATCGGGAAGTATTCCCTCATTTAAACCATCCCACCCGAAGAACAGGCATTTTTTAATAGCTTTTATACACACTGACAATCAAAAGGCTTTAGAGAAAGTACATAGAAGGTCATTAAAGAATGTTAAGAAGTATTTTCCGCATTTATTTGACCACAATAATGAGCTAAAAGCATCTCTAGCGCCTCCATTCATCAAAGAGTACTTAATAAGCCGCATAATAAATAAAACAGATACAAAATTCGGTTATATGCTGGTGGACAATTTTAAGATCAAGGAACAATTCCGTAAATATAAAAGTAGATCATTTAATTACCTGCTTAAATTGGTAATGACTTCACATAATTATGGAGCCTGCTGCACTGATAGTCTTATTTTAAATATAGATAATAGAAATTCTAAAATCACTAATCTGGACTCCTTAGAAGATCATCTTTACGAAGAGTTAGTACTAAAGCATGAACTTACAGATGAAGTAACAGTAAATTATCTTGAATCACATAACGAAATAAATGTACAAGTTGCCGATTTAATTGCAAATACTGTATTCCAGTACTATAAATACAGAAATTATCGTTTTAGATATGAGCTAATTGATCCCAGTAATTGTACAAGGTGCCCTGATTCATATATCCACTTGTATCAATTGATTAAGGAAAATTTCTTTTTTGTACAAGAATTTCCTGGTGGCAGATCTAAGAATCCAATTGCAATTTAATAATTGACTTTAACTTAGGGTATATTGTATCATGAGGTTACAATCTTCTAATAAGACCCTTTTAACCGCGAAAAGTATAACGTAAGCTGCCTGTGTGGTAGCCGGAATCGGGCAAGGGATTGTGACCTTATACATACAACCCCTCTCTTATGTAATCGTAAGAAAGGGGTTTTTATTTTTTAAGCATACTTCAAAAAATTCTCAAACGTATTCGGACCAATAGCTCCCATTGCTTCCATAATGATTAGAAGCGTCAATGATTTGCGCCAAAAAAATAATGCCAGCCCCGCTGCATACAGGACGGCATTAGCTAGAAACAGATAACCCCAGTATTCAATTGGCAGCAGACGCTCCATTAAGGCGTAAGTGCCATTTGGTGCAAGTTCATCGATTGTAGTGAAGCCTATCCCGATGATGATGGAACGAAAGGTCATGCTGGCTGCTAGTGTAATGACAACAGTGTACAGAATGATACGATCTACCTTGAACCACTTCATCAATATCCTCTCCATTCTTTGCCCCCTTTTTTAATCACTCTTTAAATCATCTATTGATTCTTCAACAATTAAAATGGCACTTCGCAATTTTATATCTCTTATCAGAAATGAAACATAATTTGCAAACCAGAAAACCCCTATGGATGTGAATAATAAAGCAGATAAATTGAATGTAAAATCATATACAGATGCATTTAGTTCGTCAAGTATATAAGATTGCTCATCAGGTATTTTCAAGTCTTTATCTAATACCGCTAATCTTTTTTCGACTACTTTTGACGCTAACGGCAGGACAGCTGCAATCATAGCTAATAAAATTGTTATTGGTTGGAATAAAAAACCTTTTGTTTCTTTCTTATGATCAAGTGATGATAATAGTCTCCGCCTTATCATTTTAATTTCGGCTTGTGTGTATTCCCACTTGAGATCATTTACAATTTTAATTTGTTCACAAATCGTCTTTTTATGAAGCTTTCCATATTTTTTGTACAAGGATAAAACTATATTTTTAGAATTAACCACGCTATCATTATTACCACTCATACTTACCACCTCATATTAATTATCGGTAATAAGTAGTTATTTTTTAATAATTAGTAATCAATTGTCCTCTTGTTTTACTTACCGCCCCCTTTAGTTAACCTGAATCCTTTCTATAAAAGCTGCGTTAATAAAAAACCACCAGTTATCCCTTTCAGGCTGGTGGTAGCCAGGAGCTGGACCTCCTGGCGTTTTAGTTTAAATTGAAATTGTGACTAAATAACCGCTCATATAAAGCAGGATTGATTTCTTTTGCGGTCTTATAAAATATCTTTTCCATTTTTTCAGGACTGGTTTCATCACCTGAATTAATTTCTTCTTTAGTACGTTTCCATTCGGATTTTAAAATACACTGCTGTATATAGACAATAACACTTATATAATCCCTGAACTGCTTTAAATTAGGGTCCGCACTCAGTTCTACGTCAATAATATAGTTTCGCAAGTCGTTCATGTGTTCAAACAATCTCTCAAACCAATACTCTCTAGGGTTAGACAAAAGGTACACTTCATCTATTAATCTATCCAAGTCATGCGTTCGCTTTATAAATTCCTCCATTTTCATACCTTGTTCAGTTCGAAGTGCAATAGAAAGGAATTCGAATGTATTTTTAGATAAAGAGTTAAAATCAATAAAAGTATTCCTAATCTTATTTACCCATTCTATTCTTTGAATAATTATCGTATCTGTATACCTGCGTTCTTCCAAATTCTTTATAGTCTCATTGTTTATAACTTTAGTCGATTTTAAATTCTGTTCTGCAATTTTTTCACTTGATTCTACATTCTGTTTAGCTATCTTCTCTGAAGATAATTTAGCTATTTTTGCCAATTCTTTTGTTTGTTTTAATTGTTTTCTCGAATAAGTAGCTGATATAAGAGCAACAATTAAAGCTGATAGCATAGCGATAAGAGCAGCTGTAACATGCGGATTGTTTAAAGTAATTGCTGATAATAACACAAAAATTCCTCCCTTTCCGTCTTAATTCGACAGATTGGTGGGATATTCCTTGTAAGCCTAAGCTAAAAAAACGCGAAGTATGTTGTAACTAGAGAGGAGCTTTAAAGAACTGTATAGTGAAGTTTTTGGCAAACTCAGAGGATATTAGATGAATTAATGAAGGAAGAAGATTGTAAAAACATTTCAGAAGTGAAGTATTAAGTGAACATTAGAAGGAACATTCCATCAGACTTAAGTGAACAAATATGTAAAAGGGAGTTAACACCATGGTGAAGTACAATTCCCACCTTATATTTAGCCTAAAATATATAAAAAAAGCCTACATTCACAGAAAATGTAGGCTTTAATTCATTTGCGCATGAATCCTTGTCTCAGTCTTGTTTCTCTCGCATTTCTATCGTTGACCATCCACGTAATACCCTCTCTATCTACATTACCTTGAACGATAATCGTAGGCTCCGGAAGCTCCATATCATCGATTTGAGTACCGAAATCGTGTTGCACTTTACCGAAGTCTCCTCTCGTTAGCGAGGTGTCAAGACTTGCATGGAACTGACTATTAGTAGCTAAATCCGGTTTGAATGCACCTGTCATAGCTGACGCCATATTAGATACAGCATTCACCGCGGTAGATGCATTTTTGTTAATACCAACAGCTGCTCCTACAGGTATCCACTTAGATGCTGCCTTAAATACCTTTGATGGTGAAGCAATGCCTGTGACACTTTTAAACTTCTCTACTAAGGAGGTACCGAATCCGGAAACTGCTTCAAGTCCCGCATCGATCTTACCTTTAATTCCGTCGATAACACCATTAATGAGATCTTCACCTGCACTAATCATATCGGTTACACCATCCCGGACTTTCCCTGGCATGTCCCCGACAAACTCAGCAACTTTATCAACTGCTTCTTGCATCTTCTCTCGAACCTTGTCTACTACTTCACCGAACTTTTCTCGTACTGTAGAAACCAAATTTTGCAGCTTAGTTGTAGCAGTGCTCTTCGCTTCTTCCCACTTGTTCTGAACCCACTGCTTAACCTGATCCATCTTCTCTTTAACCTTAGAGACAATATTCTGGAAGAACTCGACTACCTTTTCCTTCATTTGTTGGACAAGCAAAGCAGACTTTACTTTAATCTCTAGCCACTTAGCCAAAAGATTCGCTTTCAGTTGCTCTATTTTAGTCTGGACTGAGGATTTAATATTCTCCCAGACCTCGGAAATCTTATCTTTGATCCAGGTCCATACATTTGAGGTAACAGTTTTGATTAATTCCCATCCGGTAGAGATTAGGCCTTTTACAAAATCTATTCCAATCTGGACAATGCTCTTTATCCAGTCCCAAACAATCTGCAGAATGTTCTTTATCTCTTCCCAGACGCCGGACCAGTCACCTTGAATAGCAAGCATTACTACTTTGATTATGCTCCAGACAAGATTAATAACTGTGCTAATAGTCGTTTTAATCACGTTCCATACGGTTGTGATAACGTTCTTGATGACATCCCAAGCAGCAGAGAAAAACGGTACTAAAATGCCTATTACAGTCTGGATAACTGTCCATGCAGTTTGTAAGTTAGAAATGATATTAGTTGAGATAAAATCCCAAACCTTTTGAGCTGTAGACTTAATAAGCTCCTGATTTTCAGTCCACCAGGTAGAAACTGCAGTCCATATAGTAACAATAAAGTTGTATACGTTTGTCAGTACGCTGACTATGTTAGTTATAACAGCGTCCCAAACTTTCTTTGCGGCTGACTTGATCGTCTCTTGGTTCTCTTCCCACCAACTCTTGATAGATCCCCATGTATTCACGATAAACGCTGCTACAGCTGTGGTGACACTACTTATAACGTTCTTAACACCTGCCCATACCTCTTTGACCTTGTTCCGGAAAGTCTCATTTTCTTTCCAGAGTTTCACAAAGATAGGGATGAGTATAGATAGAATACTAATAACAAGACCTACCGGACCTGTTAGCAAAGCAAATCCCCTAGCTAACCAAGGAAGTGCTTTGGTGCCTAAAGAAAGTATCTTAGGAAGTAGCTTTGTTATAAATCCACCAATTTTACTGAATGCACTTCCGGCCAGTGAGAATGCTCCTGTTACAACATTAAGAAGGATTCTTCCAAAACCTGAAAAAGCAGTTCGAATAGCAGCAATAACCGGAACTAATGCAACAAGGGCACCAACTATGACAGTGGAAGCCGCGATAATCTTTCCTATAACAGGATGTGTTTCCATCATGCTGTTTGTCCAAGAAATAAAGCTATTTACCATGTCCAATAACTTAGATCCCAAAGGAGCCATAGCAACGCCGAGATTTACAATAAATTTAACGATATTACCAATCAATGACGCTACCTTGGGCCCTGATTCAACAATGTAGCCAAGGAATTTCTGGAAGCCTACATTGCTTCCTATTTCCGATGACCACTTTTTAAATGAGGACATCATGCCCTGAAGCTTGTCCAGCATTCCAGATGCTGTTCCACTGAACCCTGAGAAGGTATTTATAATTCCGGTTATAGCATCTCCAACGATCGATTTGATTTTCGGCATATTTTCTCTTATATAGTTAACAAAAGCTTGAAACTTTGCGCTTTGGCTCAAGCCAGCTGCCCAAGAAGCAAAGCCTTCAGACATACGTAAAAAGCCCTTGGCCGTATCTTCTGCTAACGGTCCAAAGGCTGTCATCATACTAAGAAAACCTTTTATGAAATTACCAACTGACTTACCAATGGTTTCAAGCATAGGACCAGCTGATTTATTTAAGTAATCAAAGAACTCCCTCATCGCCTTGGAATCAATTGACTTAGCTAATGAGTCCATAAGGTTGTTAACTGCACCAGCTGCGGACTTAACCATAGGAGTTAACGTTCCGATCAGTTTCTTAGTGATGTCCATAGCTTTGGTAAAGGCTTCAAGAACAGGTTGTTCTATGGCTTTAGCCAAGTCCATGTAATTACTTTTCATGGATTGAAAAGCACCAGCAGCTTTGTACTGCGCTGCATTCATATCTTCTATATCTCCAAAGACAGCCTGAATAGTTGGTGCTGCGAATAAACCAAATGCTAATGCTGCAGTCCCAGCTGCACCAAAAGCAGATGCAAGAGAAAATGCTGAACCAGCTACCGTTCCCGCAACAACACCTAGGTTACCTATCAACCCGATAAGCGAAGCAATAATAGGGACCAATGTAGAAGAGAGCATAATCCCTAGACCTCTAAAGGTGTTACCAGCAACAGTTCCGAACGCATTAATCGAATTAGCAATCCTACCCATTACATTTTGAAAATTATCTATCCTTGCTTCAATACGGACGATAACACTCTTTCGTTCAAGGTCTCGAGCCTTTGCTGATACTTGTGCAGCTTTACGATGGAATTCTGCTGTGTCAGCACCAATTTGCTTGTCTGTGCCCATAGCTGTTCTCTTAACTGCTGCGTCTACTTGTTTCATCTTTGCTTGGAACTCTTTAATTCGCGCCCCAATACGCGCCATAAATGATTCATGCATACCTTAACCCCCTTTCTGTCTTGCAAAGTAACCCTTAAGTGCTTTAGAGGCTTTCCTGTAAGCTTTAGCAAACCCAGAATCATGACTTTGCTTCCAGTGCTTGTCTCCTCTATCAAGACGTCTACGAGCTTTCTCCGCATCAAACATTTTCTTCTCTTTGGCTCGCTTAGAATTATTTGCGTAACGATTAAACATCGCACTTCTAGCGAGCATTTCATACTCATCTATTACACGGTGCTGAGCACCCTTGATTTTTAAGCGAAACTCATTTGGCGTCCAAGAAAATATAAGATCATTGTCATAGACCTGTAGGTAATGCGCTGCGTCCTCTATGACTTGATCCATGTCTATGCCGTCATCTCTTCTCGGCTTTCTTTCAGTCTGGTCACGTAAGTTTGAATCTGCTTCTTCTCTTCCGCGTCCTTCGCGAATTCCGGAGCTCTGTCTAGATCTTTCCAGTATTTCTTCGCTTGTGTCTTGAAAAAACCCGATTCATCCATAGCTTTAAAACAGTCCTTAAAGAGATCTTCTGACTCTCCTGCTTCGTCCATCATCTTCAACAGTGCCTCTTCAATTTCAGGAAGTTTTGGACGATCTTTCAAATGCGCTACAGCACAGTCCCAGAAACCAATTAGACCTTCATGATCATAGTTGAGAAGTTTCTCATAGATATTGTTAATACCTGAAGTCTTGTTACCTTCTTTGTCTTCGCCGTAATACTTCTCTTTCGCTAGTTTGTTGAATTGGAATGTTACTCTCGCTTCGTAATCTTTTTCGTTAACATTTAGAATTGGCATATGTTTAGCCCTCCTGTTTATTTAAGTAAATGAAAAAGCCAACCCGAAGGCTGGCTAATGAATTATGCACCTGTTGTTGCTTCTTCTACTCCAGTTTCACCTGGAGTTTCGAATCCGTATTGCGCAAAGTTGATTACTTCTTCTGGCAGTGGAGCAAGTTCGCCTTTTTGAGACTTACCGATTACTTGCAGTGTAGAATTGAATTCTTCTAATCCATCCCCTGCACTGGACTTCTCCGTATTCTCTACTAGGCAATACGCAAAGATAGCATTGTGCTTACCGTTTTCATTCAGCTCAACATCGACTTCCCAAATCTTGATCTGCTGTTCCTTGTCTAGTGCATCGGCAACTGCACTTTGACCTTCATCCTTATCATAAAATGCTGTAATCTCGAACGATTCAGAAGTGTTACCGTACCCAAGTACACGACCAAATTTGGTTTGCTCGTCCAATAATTCATTTTCTTTAGAGTGAGTGTGTTCAGTTAGATGCCCGAGCACTTCCCCTCCATCACCTAATGCTGCTTCGATAGACTGAACAATAATAATCGATTTCTTACCTGATCTAGGCATTCAATTACCTCCTAATTATTAATAAAAAAGATGACACGTAGCACACCATGTCTGGTTTTGCCATCTATGTCATCGAACACTTGTAGTTGGTCTACTCTCTGATCAAATAAATTAAATCCCTCGACGCGTAATGGCCTACTAGTAGCAGCTAAACACGCATTCAAGATCTCATATGCTTCTTTCTTACCTGGATACTTAGACCATGCATGCATTACCACAGCAACTTGTTCACCAAAGGTAGTTTTGGTTACTTGTGGCGTCACTGTAGGCTCGCCTATACGAATATAAGGAAACGCTGTACCTTCAGGAATATAATCAAAAACGCCTGTCACAAGATCCCTAACAGCTGAATCAGATGACAGACGTTGAAACAACGCTGTTTGTAATGCTAATAAACTTGTACGAACTGCCATCTAATCACCTCAGCTTCTTCATTTCTCTAACAAAGTAATCCCGACCCTGATCGACAGATGGATGCCAGAACGGCATGGCATGCATTCCTCGAGTAAAGACCCATCTGTTTAACTTATCGGACCAGTATACCCATGGATCCTTGCGTCCTTTTCCTGAAACAGAATAGATGCCGGTACCGTACTCAATGTACAAAGAGTACTCAGCACCGACTGTAACTGTGCAAGTTAATCCGTCCATAGAACTGTAGAAAGAAATGGATCTCTTGAGGTTTCCTCCATCTATTTCTGCTACTGGAGCAAGTTCTGTAGCTTGGTTATAGATAATTAAACCTGTGTTCTGGACAATCTCTCGCACTTGATCAAGTACTCTATCACCAAACCGAAGCAACGCCCATTTCAAACGAATGTTTCCGAACTGAACTTTGCTTCTCTTAGCCATCTGAAGTCGCTCCCTTGCTACATTCAATAAGCATCACTTCATGCTGGCCACCTTGGTCCATGGGTTCAGATACGATTGAAAGCACCTTACCTTCATACATAACACGCATAGACGGCTCGATATCGGTTCTGTAAGGATAATAGACTTCGTAATCTATCGGATTGCGTGTCTGCTCTGCCTGAGCTATCTCTCGGCTTGATACCGGTGTGACAAGCGCTTCCGATGTATCGAAGTCCTGCCACCCTCCTGGAATCCATCCACCTAAGCCGTCAGATCCACCCTGTACCTCTTGCTGAAAGATAATCTCGTGAGGGAATTCGTCGTAAGGATCAAACATCATATCCATCATGTCACCACCTTAACGCTCTATAAGGAGCAAGGTTTTTAGTAACTGGATCTGGATAATCAGTATTGAAAGTGTATGTGACGTTTCCCATCTGCCGGCTTTTCAGTCCGGTATCACGTAAATCATGCTTTATCGCATCAGCAACATACTGTTTAACGCCTGCCGGAAGGATGTATTTACCATTCACTATAAACGACTGATTGCAGTAATCTTCTGCCGCTTCAATCAGGACAGAGATTTTAGCTTCGATAAATTCATCATGTTTAGTGTTTGTTGCAGGAATACTAGCCAGTAGCTTTACTGTATTTAAATCCATTAGTCCACCTACTCTGCAGCGTACTGTTCTGGTTCGGATTTAATAGCTGCTATTAGATCGTCCTTTGTAGCATCTTTATTGTATTCAACGTTATTATCATTGAGATACTTGGTAAGCTCGTCTTTCTTGAGCTTCTTAAGCTGTGAATTAGTTTGTTCTGCCAAATCAACAGTTTCAGGCTCTTTATATTCCTCAACAACTTGAAAACCCGCAGGAATCATTGCTTTCTGGACAACCATTGTTTCTTTCCCATTGGATACACGAACCCTATTCATTAGAATCACCTCTTAATACTTCTAGTAGTTCGTCCCGTTTCATTTCGCTGTATCCTTCAATACCTTGCTTCTTGGCTTCTTCCTTCAACTCAGGAACTTTCATTCCATCATAATCAGGAGCAACCTCATTCGATTGCTCCTCTTTCTTGTGATATCGTCTCAGTAACATAAGCTACCTCCCCTTAGGCTCCAGCAGCTGCTGTCAGTGTGATTTTGATAGCTTTGGATTCATCATATAGGTGTACACCATAATGCTGGTCAGCAGTGATTACAGTCGTTTTACGGATGATGTCACGATCTGTTTCCAAGTCGAAGTCGCGTTTCATGAACAAGGACAGCGCACCTGGCTTCACTAGGTAAGCTGTGCCTTCTGCAAGTTTACGAGAACGAACAACTTGAGCGCCCAATACTTCACCGAAAGCACCAGTTACAAGCAACCGATCACCAAGCTCAGAAGCTCGAGTCCATTGACCAGCAGCATCCGCGCGAAGGTTCGCAACGTCTTTTGGGTTAGCAATAAGAACCATTGCACCCGGATCTTCATCATTGAAAATACCTTGTGCAGCATCCACTGCTTCAACAGTTAGTTCAGATGCACCTGTGTACTCTAGGGTTGTTGTTGCAAGCGCAGAAAGCGCATCGTTATCAACTTTATTGGCGATGGAATCACGAATCTGTTTTTGCGCTTCACCTTGTGGGTCACCATAACCTGAAAGCAATGCTTCATCAGTGATCTCAACCCCTTTAGCAGCTTTTTTGATGGTGAAGCTGTCAGAATCAGTAGTCAATAGATCAAGGTCAATAGCAGCGCCCTCAGCAACGTCTTTCGCATCGCCAATGTAATTCCATCTCGGAACAGTAACAGTGTCACCTGGCTGTCCTACGAGCTTTCTGTCCACGTTTGCAAGTGGTGCAAAGCGAATTGCGTTAGGTAGTTGTGCTGAGATCATGTCTGCCATAACCTGTGGAATAATCATATTTGCTTTAGTTGTTTGTGCCATTCAAAAACACTCCTTAATTGTTTAATTTCTTATATAAATCAGGGTTATCGTTGTAAAGCTGTGCTCTTTCTGTGTAATTCATGTTGTTGAATTGGTCTCTAGTAATCAATCCTGGTTCACCTTTACCACCAGGGTTAGGGGTACGACCTTTCGGGCCTTGTGGTGCTTGCTCTACTTCAAACAAGTAAGCATCACTTTCCTGCAAGCCTTTCAGCTGTTTTTCCAAGCCTAATAGCTTGTCGCCATCCAGTTTGATAGCTTCAGTGTCTAGCAATGCTTTAATTGCCTTCGGATTACGAGCTTTTGCATTCCTTAATGCATCAGACAGCGCATAATCGAATGATTGAGCATCCAATTTAGCTTGATACTCATCAGCTGTATCTTTGTTCTTCTGCTGTAGATCTTTAATCTGCTGCTGTAAATCATCATTACCTTGCGCTTTCTTACCTAAATCTTTCAGCTGGCCATCACGTTCTTTTAGCTGATCTTTCAGCTCCTTGTTGTCATTGTTCACTTGGTCAAATTTCTCTTTCGGGAACCATTGACCATCATTCACGACAGCAAGCTTATGACTACCTGCTTTTTCTGATACCTGCTGATACAATTCCTCGCCTAACAATTCTTTTAAATCCATCTATATGACCCCTTTGTTAATGTTTTTTAGCGTGTCACACCTCACGCTGAAAGGTTACGCTTAGTTTCACCCCAAGCCATTAAAATGGGCATAAAAAAATAAGCCTGTATCGCTGTACTTAAGCGACTATTTAACGCATAGCTGCGTGGTTAATCAATGCTATAAATCTATATAAAGTGGAGCTCACTAAGCTATTAAACGCTCAAAGAAGCTAACCACGTATTGTAACTCTGATAAGGTATAACAGCAGTTTTTTCATCTGCTGTTCTTGCTCTTCGTAATTCTGGCATTCTTCCATCAACTGAAAATAGAAGTGAACATCTGCAGTTGCAATCCATATCAGGCCGCCCCCAAAGGTGGGGGCCCTCCGCCTTCATGCCCTTGAAATGAAAGTAACCTTCTCTGTCAGCTCTTTGAGAATCCAGCTCTCTGTGTGAATTCCTGGTATGCATATCAAGTGTTGAGCTCCATACCTTAACCATTTCAACAAACTTTCCAGCTACTTCTGCAGCATCCAATCGGCTTATAGTCTGAACCCGACCTGCTTCAGTTCTGGCTACCCTTCTTGCTTTATTTCTGCTGAAATTAACTCTTTTCTCAATCCGCGTCGCCATCCTAGAATAATCTTCACCAGCCATTAATCCTTGTGTTATCTCTATTTGGATATTGCGCACTATCTCACTTCTATGAGCTTCCATAAGCGCCGGCAAAGTCAATCTTGCAATTGGGTTGATAATTGCTTGTTGGATCACCTGATAGGCCGGTATAGTGAATCCCATTGCAATCTGAGACTCATATTCATATAAAAAAGCACTTCTTAGATAGTTTTCTATATAGGTTGTCTCCATCAATGCCTGAATCAGTTTTGTTACCTGCTCATAATGCTGATCCATTTGTTCAACTATCATTTGCATTTCTTGTCTGAACCTATTGAACTTATTCAGCTCTGTATACGAGAGCTCCCCGCGCGTAGCATACTTCTGATACATACCGGATATTTGACTAAGAATATCCTTTAATCGTTCTGAGAAAGCTTGATCGAGCGCATCTTCAGCGTCCTCTATCATTTGGTCCAGGAGAACATCTATTTCCTGTTGTGAGCGTGTCATATAGTAATCACACCGTCACTACGGCAGGTCGGGCATGTGATTGCATTTCCGGTTGAAGGACTTGGAATCTTCCCTTTGCCATTACACTCCGGACACGTTTCTGTTGTTTCTTCTGGTGTAGATGATGAACTGGATGCTCGATTTGTCGTGCCAGCAGCTGTCGTTACAGTATTAGGCCGCATGCTACGCGCATACTCGTCTTGCTCTTTCTGAATACGTTCCAACTCGTCTTGTTTGCTCCATGGATGGTTCTCCACGATTGTTTGATCACTAATAATACCTTTACTGTTAGCAGCCATATCCACTCGCTCAGCCTCATTGGCGATGATGGATCTGTTGAATGTCATATCAATGCTTTTCACATCGTACTCACCTTGGCCAACCATAGCTAGGTACTCAATATAGAACCAGAAGAACTCACTTAATGCAGCTCTGAATTTTCTCTCCATCTGGTTTGCCTTTAAATCTAGTAAGTTGTATAAGAACTTGAGAGCCACTCCAGTTGGGTTATTACCAAACTTGTCCGTTTTCGTATTAACTCCTTGACCAAATGTGTAGATGTTTTCTTCCAGTCGATCAAGATACTGACTTGCACTGCTAATTGGAACCTCCACCGACTTGGTATCCACTCCACCATTTTCATCCGTTTTGATGGCCCGGTAATAGAGTAGATTCTGAATAAACTCATCTAGATTCTGACCATCGTAACCTTTCAGTATCCAGATAAGCTCCTGCGTTTCCTCGAATGTATCAGCAAGACCAGAAACGATTTTGTCGTATTCATCGATATGATCCTTGTAGAATTTGAGGTCATTCACTGCTTCGCTGTTGTTGTAGAAAGGAATAACCGGCACTCTTCCCCAGCCGTATCCTTTATCGTTATAAGTAAAATGTGATGCAGGGTTCTCGGGCTCGGTTACATCCGGTACGAATTCACCGTTAAAGCTCTCGTAGTAGTAAACTTGTGTTTTGGTGTACCATTCAGCCTTAATCTTTACTACTTCGCCCTTATCATCCAATATCGGATAATACCGGAGCGCTGCTTCCACATCGCGCTGTCGCTTCTCATCATAGATAAGGATTACTTCCTCAGCCGGAAATATAACGTAATCAAACTCTCCATCCTCATTGATGAATGGATGAAGGTGCTCGACACCCTTATTGCTGGCGCTCTTAACAAGCTCATTCATCGTGTCATCAAAACGCTCATCAGCTAGATCATCAATATTCGCACCCAGCTGCTTATCATCAGAACTGAATGTCATCGCCTTACCTACCAGGTATTGCGTCTTCTGATCCACCAGCAGCTTGTGCCAGGCATGAGATATTTTGTTATTGGCTTTAAGTCCCTCGATATCAGCAATCTTTACGCCTTTTTTGATCAGGAACTTTTCTTTCTTCTTGATAAACGAGTTGTCATTGAGGTAATAAGCTACACCTTCAACCATTGGCAGTGTATCGTGCTTATCAATCAGCATCTGGATGAAGTCAGCTCTAGTGACCTCATTAGCCTTTGCTCCCGTTTCAATGATCTTGGTCATTTCTTCTGTCAATGTCGGTGTCATTGGATACATGTCATCACCTGCCTTACTTGAGTATGCTTACTTTGTCTTTAGGTCTGTAAAACGCCAAAACGACCGCATCCGCCCTATCGGGAGACTGCAGCCCACGCTTTTTCATATCTTCTTTACGTTCCAAAGCTATCTTACCTTTAGACGTCATTCGGTACTTCCTAGTGGTTAGCTGGGAAATAAGCTTGTCGTCATCAGGTAAGTCCACTACAGAAGGTTTACCTTGCAAGTGCGCTGATAGATTGTCATTCAGCATGTCTCGCAATACCCCCCACTGTTCTGTACCAACGTTTTCATAGTGTTCTTTATCATCAGCAATACCGTTATTGACTACCGGATATACTTTGAAAGGTAGCTTTTGCTCTCGTATCTTTTCTTTCAACTGGTCAGTAACACCACCACCAACACCGCTGTCATCCACTTTGATATATATCTTCTTCAAATGGGGATTATCTTTCATCATAGCCTTGCCTTGCGCTATAACGTGACCAGTGGTAGCCGTAGTGTCCAGCTTCCTATATGCCTTTATTACCAGTGCCTTATCACCGATTCGAGGAACAATAATTGTTTCATCATCTCCGAATCGCGCCACATCGACACCAAGATCACCTATCGTTATGGATTTATCAACCGGTATCGTTGTATCCTTCGCCAGTTCTGCTATTTCCAACGGAATAAAGGTGTCAGCCTCAGCCCTCGGGAACTCACCGTATACCCGCACCCTTGCCACATCACTATCATGCCCGTACTTTTCAAGCAGCATATCAATGTTCTTCTTACTGGTACGGCTACTGTCCATACTAGATACTTTATGCGATCTGTAATGATGCCTATCCTTGTTGTGAGAATCATAGAAAGTACCACTGGTTCTTGTTGGGTTACCACACATGAGCAGCTTATTATGCTGGCCGGATAACGTACCAAGTATTGCTTCCATGATGTCATCAGCAACCCCAGATGCTTCATCAATGATAAAGAGCATGTAGTCTTCGTGGAAACCTTGCATATTCTCCGGTTTAGTCGCTGTCCTAGCAGTAGCAAACCAACGTTCTTCGTATTTACGCATGTATATCTTCGTCTTCGTCCATTTCAGAAGCTTTTTCAGCAATGGTGACTTAGACTGCCATTTACTTATCTCTGCCCACAGGACATCGTGTAGCTGCTGTCTCGTTGGTGCTGTGGCAATCACTTTCGGATAAGGAAAGCATGTCAGGAACCACAATGTAACAACTGCTTCTAAGCCAGTCTTACCAACACCTTGCCCAGAACGTACAGAAACATGCGTGTGATCAACCAAATCAGCTAATACTTGTAGCTGCCAGGTGTCTGGTTCAAATTTGAATACTTCCCTAGCGAATGTCCATGGCTCTTTTCGGTATAAAGGTATCTTTTTCTTAAACAGTTCCAACTTATTCATCGACTTCACCCATTGCTGCTACCCAATCATCAACTAGATAAGCTTCACCTTCGCCACCCATACGCTCAATTTCCAGCTTAGTCTTATCAATACCGAGCGTCATTTGCTCTAGTTTAAGCTTGCGAGCGTCATCTTCATGCGCCATATCGTTGAATTGCTTTATAGATGTCCTGAGCTCTGATATAGCTCTTGATTGTGCTGTGAGAAATGTCGCTTGTCTATCCCACGCAAACTGTATTTCATACTTATCAGCACCAGAATCACCGAAAGCAAACTGACTTTGTTCTTTCGCTAGGTCGTCCTTATCTTCAACCCACATAATCTTTTGAGAACGAATAATAGCAGCATATTGAATTTGTATTTGATCCCAAAGCAAATCAACCGGATCGCTGTCCTCAATCATGCCCATAATCTCCAACGTTTCCTTTGGCATGTAGCGTGAGAACAATCCATGCTTGGTAGCTGCGCTGTTCCGTTCTGTGAATTGATTCTTCGGATTAGGGTTTCCACTGCGTTTCTTTTGTTCCTTTGGCTTCTCTTGTTTAGTAACGCTCCTTTTCTCACTGGTAACGTTACTATTGCCTTCCCAATTGTCCTGGCTCTTCCATTTGCGTATCTGTGAAGGAGAACAATCCAATTCAGCAGCTATATCCTTTAACGGCTTTTTGCCATTAGTGATCTTCCATATCTCGAATGCTTCATCTCGTCTTGGATCTCTTTGTCTCGCCATGTCATATCACCACCAGCACCTCCTGTTTTATCACATGAAAAAAGCACCCTAAAAGGTGCTAATTTTTTGGAGTTGCCTCGCCTCGATTAAAAGAATAGATTTTATCGCAGTCCTTACAATGACAATCTGTTTGACGGTGTTTATGCCCGACAATGTTATCACGCTCATAAACAACGATTCCTTTTCCGCAAGGGCACTCATATTCTTCTTTAAGGCTATCTCCATAGTTATTTATAGCTGCTTTAACTGTACCGCTCTCTCGATTCGATAAATTTAAACGCATATAACCATCTCCTTCTGTCAAGTTTTTCGACAAAAGGAGTCATTATCCTGCAAACAACTCTAATAAGGGGCTTTAGTTCACAATTTCTAATGTCCCTGCCGCCTGTCCTGGATACCATTTCTGGACATATCGTTCTACTTGATCATGAACCGAACAATCTTCTCCACACTTTAAGTAGCCCACAGTACTAAATTCCAGTAGAACTGATATAGAAGATGTCTTCAGCTTAAGAATTATTGCTATATCTCGATGTCCCAGAAACGGATAGTTATGCAGAATATATTTTATTTTTCCGTAATCCCTCTTCTTAACCGGCGTGATTTCCCGTGCATCTCTATTTTCAAGCTCTTTAGGTTGTTTAGTAGCCATTAGGTAATCTACTGTCTCTCCAATTATATCGTTGTCTACTAGATATTTCTTTAGAAGTATCCGCGAGTGCCTTTGTACCTTTGTAATCCAAGTTCTCGACACCCTATGCTTCTTTGCTAGCTCCGTAGGACTTAAACCATTAAGAAAGAAATCGATAGATATTTTCCTTTCTATATCGGCAAAACTAGTTAATGCATTCTCAAACAAGCCTTCGATATCTATTTCATTTTGCATTTCTTCAGATGCTATCATAGTCTCCAAAGATGACCCTTCATCGCCTTTCACATTCCCAATAGATGATTGTAGACTCTTTATTTTTAAGGATGGCCGGTTCATGTTAGAGAATATTTCATCTTTCATATATCCATATACGATTGAACCAAAAGGAACGTCTGGATTTTGTTCAAAATAATTTAACGCTTTTACAAAACCGATATTCGCCCAGCCTACAACTTCATCAATTTCTCTATTTAGGAAGCGATATCGGTACGCCATATAATAGATTCTTTTTTTATAGGTTTGATACAGATCATTTTTTTCTTGTTCGGTCATAATCTTAGGCCTGCCTATATTTTTTGTAAGCTTCTCTAGCTTTTTCTTTTTGCTCTTCATTAAGGTATTGCCCAGGTTTTAATGGCAGTATAGTAGCTGCCTCCTCGCAGGACCAACCGCGTTCAACCCGGCTTTTATAAGTCTCAACATTAATACCATTTTCTACTGCCTTATCAATCCAACTAGCATCAGAACGAATTCTCCGATTCTTCGCATTTAATGGTTCAGTAGCTGCCCTTTCAAATGACCAGCCGTACCAGAGCCTTTGAATAAGATTACGCTTTTGAATTCCATTTACTTTTGCTATCTGAGCGTAGTGTTCAAATTCTGGATGATTAATGATTGTTTTTATAGGGAGCACATCTATAGCTTCATGAACTGCCCATCCGAGTTTATATACTCTGGACTTAATCGTTCCTTCACTAATCCCGTTCTCAACTCCGATTTGTATAAGTTCTGGAGTAAGATGAAATAGATTATCAGGATCCTTGTTAATTTCGTTAAATCGATCACGGTCAATTTCTGACTGTATGGTGTTGGCTAACTGCAAGGCTTCCTCAGCCGTCATAGTTGGGGTGACAGCTGCTTCTTCTGGTGACCAACCGCTATTAACTCTAGTTATATAAGTGGTGTAGTTAATTCCATTTTTGAGCGCCTTGTCTATCCACTCTTTATCCACTCTTTTTCTTTCCCCTCTAACTTGCACTGGGTTAGTCGCAGCTTTCTCATGAGACCACCCAAGTTTCAATCTACGGTTATAAAGCTCTTTAGGAATCCCATTCTTTTGTGCTAGTAAGATATATTTATAATCTTTTCTTTTGGTGTTATGTACGTCAGGCAACACCTCAGAAGCTTGCTTTGGAGACCACCCATTTGTAATTCTTCTAACATATGTTTTCCGGGATATCCCATTCTTTTCAGCTTTCAGAATGTACTTATAATCTGGTCTGCTACTAAGTGTCCTAACGGGAGATTTAGCAGCCTTATCTATATCCCATCCATCCCTTATCCTCTTCTGGAATGTGGATTTATTAATCCCATTAGACTGAGCTACTTTTATCCAATCAAGCATATTTTTCACCACTCTTTATTTGTATTCTTTATGCAACGCCTCGTAGGAAACATCGATGAGCGTGACGGATGGTCGATGGTAGAACAAGACCCCCTAGAAAGATTTAGGAGGATTTTTTTTGAGACGCTGCATAAAAAACACAAAAAAGACACTCACAAGAGTGTCAGAAACGTTCTATTTCCTTTTAAGTTCATCTAGCATTACTTGTATTTCATTTAATTCTCTATAGTAATCTTCATTACTCTTACCATGCTCACTATAATTTTCTCTCAATATCCCTTGTAGCAACACTTTTACTGCAGCTACTTCCAAGTCATGGTGCCATCTTTCCATATCCGACTTACCATCAATAACAATTTTAATCACACTGCCGTCTCGATCATCAAAGTCCTCAATATCCAAAGTTACTTCATCCATAAAAGCACCCCCTCACGTTGCGAAATTATTGCCGGCGTGGCAACTTTACTATTTCGACAAAGTTTGGAGGTTCTCCTACGAATTTGCCCTTTCACTTATAAGTGGCAATCGTACGACAAATTATTGACGTCTTATAAGCTTAATACTTTCTTTTATTAAAGTCTGTATCTCTCAAATCGGTTAGGTATTTAAGAGTGTATTTCTTACTTTCACTTTTATCTACATAATCATTAAGTCTCTGTTGTACATTAGTAATACTTATATCCAATGCAAAATGTTTAAACTCTTGGATAAATCTCTGCAGGTTCTCTACGATGACCATTTCCGTTCTTTTAATCTGCAAATTAATTTCATTACGAGCTACATAATCGTACTCTTTTCCAAAGCCACCTGTAAGGATACGAATATCACTTTTATAGTTTTTCTTTTTTAGTCTATCGATAATTCTTCTTGTTGAATTTGAATTTAATGGTTCAGAAACAATGACAACGTTCGCAACCGTTAATTTGACTAACGGGTTCTCTTTGCTTAGAATTTCTTCACCAAATGTACTCAGTGTTTTTCCCACTCCGCATTTTAACTGAACATTATCTTCTAGACCCGTTATAACAAATATGTCATTAACCAGATTATGATTAACAGAAAGTGATGTATTTTTCAATTTAGTTCTTATTATACTGAGAACAAATTCTACGAAGTTCTTCTCTTGTATATCTGCAATTGTTTCACTATTTACATATCCACTTTGCTTCAGTTTTTCTAATGTACGTTTTTTATGGTTCCTTTCTAGCCAAACCTTTATTTCTTTAGTAGCTACAAATTCTTTACCTTTGTTATTATAATTATATTCGTCTAATCTCTTTAAGATAGATCTTTCATCTTCTAGCGACAATTCTAATTCATCAAAGTTCTTTGCTTTTCCTTCTATGTATCTAGTTATTTCATGTTTTATTTTTTCTTTAATAGCGTTGTATTCGGTTTCAATATTTATAGGAATTAATACATCATAATCATTAAGTCTACTATTCCACTTTTCGAGTCTTTTCCTAAGTTCCGGATATTGTTTAGACAACTGAATTTCATTTTCACTTTGTAAATATTCTTTTCTAGCTTGTTTAACGCTCTTACCTTTTCCGAATGGTTGAAGTTCATAATTAGTTATACATGAACTACCCACCCGTAAGCGTGTATTATTAACTCGGTTCTTTATATAAAAGACCTCATGTATACTATGATAACCGCAAAGTTCACAGGATATCTTTTCATTATTTTTTAGTATGTTCATTGCGAATTTATTAGTATCATAATCAGCAACCCACTCACTCCGGCAACGTAAGATTATATCCGAAAGCATACCGTTAGTTATATTTATCTGATCCTCTGTAAACTCATCTAACTTGTCATGAATTACTTTGGCATTCTCATCTAAATTATCTCTACAAAGATCGTACAAAAATTCTGGTTTTTTTCCAAATTCGCTTAGTGCTATTATCGTACGATTTTTCTTACTAACAATTCTATCCCTAGACTCTTTAGATAACGTTACATTTTGTTTATCAATAGTACTAATATGGATGACCCCCAGTTCCTTAAACTAATTCTATTCTACTCTAAAAATAGAATCATTTTCCACATATAACCACCCTTTCATATTGCTTTAATAATTATTTCCTTATTAATCTTTATTTTATTTTCCGCTCTTTCCACCATTTTTTGAACAGTACTTTTACTCAGCCCTAAAAGACTTGCAATATCTGAAAACGACAGCATTTCTCCTCGTTTCATGAGATACACTTCTCTTTCTTTATTAGTTAGAGAAGATAACGCGTGACTTATTCTTTCTTTATCCCAGCTAGTAATTATATTCTCGTTAGCCTTTTCATCATCATCAGTAAGACTTCTAGTGTATTTTTGCATCAAAATAGGATCAAAAGGTTTCTCTCTTTGATATGCTGCTAGCCTTTCTACACCTCTTCTATTACCCGGCATTCTGCATTTTTGCATCCATTCTAGAGCATATTCAAGATCACTTTGCATTCCTGAATAAATATTTCTTTCTTCTAATGAACATTGTTCCTTTTGATGCTTGAGTTGTTTCAAAGCAAATTTATACTCATCAATTAAATCCTTCATGTTGAACCCTCCCCTTGGAATATAAAAGAGGACACCAAACGGCAGCAGAATTGCTGTCATTTAGTGTCCTCCAGATGGCTGGTAGAACCATTATCACTATTTTCTTTTCCAAATGTAATTTGGAATTAACATTCTCTTAATTTTTTCTTCAACTAAGTAGTTAAGAGTATTCACATTACGAACTAGAGTTTCATAAGACTTCTCGTACTTCGCAAAATTAGAAGATTCTCTAAAATCTTCATAAACTTTATTCTCTATACTATTAAGATAAAACTCATATTTATCTATTGAATACCCTTCGATTTCAGGTATATCCAAATCCATTAGATCTTCTACATACCCTCTTAGATCCTGTTTATATAACCTTTTTTCATCATATAAGTAATCCTCTATTTCTTGGTTATAATACTCATTAATTCTTCCAATTTCACAATAAATATCCCATTCACCTATATACAATTGAGTAGAGAAATTTTTATTGGAAACTAGAGTATAAAATTCTTTTTTTGGCTTGCCTTTTAAATCTAGGTCAAGAATAATATTTTC